TCCTTTTTTATTGCATCCCTCATTAGCAAGTGATAGACTCCGCGCAAGCTATGGCCCCTCCTCCATGGCTTCCTTCCGCCGGTACGGGTTAGACCGGCAGCAGTTACGATACCCCGGAGCCGCAGCGCCAATAGTGGCGTGAGGGCCGCGACTGTACCATGCCCGGCAGACGGAGTAATACTGAGCCGTTGGAGTCCGGCGAGAGTGGTTAGCCCCCGAGGGAGCCAGCAAGAACGGCAGAAGGGGGCGAGACTACATCGCGGCATAATACATGCTGGCACCATAGGAGGCAACATGTCATACTCGGTATTTACTCCATGCGGCAATTGTACCAAGGCAAAGGAAGGTTGCACCGATGGCATAGTGATAACCGGTGCAGTCCAAGGTATCATCCACGCCATGCCGTTCGGGACTGGTCACAAGGGTTGCGGATCTGTCAAAATGGAGTGCAACCAATTTGACTCCGAACCGGACCACTGAAAACGTGGGTTAGACCGGCACCTTTAATACCAAGGGGGCAGCATGACGGACGGACTGACACCAAAGCAGGCAATGTTCGTCAAGGAATATTTGATAGACCTTAACAACACCCAAGCGGCAATAAGAGCCGGATATTCCGCTAAAACGGCAGATGTAGCTGGAAGTAGGCTGTTAGCCAATGTTAAGGTTGCCGCTGCAATTCAGGAAGCGATGGATAAACGATCCGAAAAGACAGGAATCACCGCAGAAAGGGTCTTGGAGGAGATAGCCAAGCTTGCCTTTTGCAATCTGCAAGACTTCTACAACGAGAACGGCAGCATTAAGGACATCCATGAACTCCCCCGCGATGTCGCCGCTGCCCTTTCATCTACCAAGACCAACATCACCGAAGCCTGCGCTGTGCAGGAAATCAAACTACACGACAAAAAGGGCAGCCTGGAACTGCTGGGGAGGCATCTCAAGCTTTTCACGGACAAAACAGAACTGACCGGGGCAAACGGTACTGACCTCAACCTCACCGTATCATTCGTAAAGCCCGATGGCGGTTAATGCTCAATTTCCTGAAAAACTCTCGTTCCTCTTCGACCAGATCCGATACAAGGTGGCAAGAGGGGGAAGGGGATCGGGAAAGAGTTGGAGTTTTGCAAGGGCATTGCTCATACAGGCAGCATCGCAACCCCTCCTAGTCCTCTGCACTCGCGAGGTGCAGAAGTCCATAAAAGATTCCGTCCACAAGCTCCTCAGCGACCAAATACAGGCGCTTGGGCTTGGCAGTTTCTACACCGTCCTTGAAACAGAAATAAGGGGCCGCAACGGGTCCAAGTTCATCTTTGCCGGTCTTTCTCAGCAGACGGTGGAGAGTATCAAGTCACTGGAAGGATGCGACCGCGTATGGTGCGAAGAGGCCCAAGCGATTACCAAGCGTTCATGGGACGTGCTGATTCCTACGATCCGCAAAGACGGCTCAGAAATATGGATCAGCTACAACCCCGAGCTTGAAACGGACGAGACGCATCAGCGGTTCACGGTCAACCCGCCCGAAGATTGCGTATCGGTGCTGGTCAACTACCTTGACAATCCGTGGTTCCCGGACGTGCTGGAGAAAGAGCGCAAACGGTGCCAGGAGAAAGACCCGATAGCCTACCCCAATATTTGGGAGGGCAAGTGCAAGCCGGCTGTTGAGGGCGCGATCTACTACAATGAGGTTGCCAAAGCCGAAATCAATGGACAAATCTGCAATGTGCCTTATGACCCACTGCTAAAGGTCCATGTGGTGTTTGACCTTGGATGGAACGACAGTATGAGCATCAGCCTTGTGCAACGGGTGCGCTCAGAGGTTCGCGTCATTGAGTACATCGAGGACAGTCATAGGACGCTTGACGATTACTCTGCAGACCTACGGCTTAAAAAAATGAATTGGGGCAAGGTGTGGTTGCCTCATGACGGGTTTAGCAGGGACTTCAAGAGCGGCAAGAGTTCAGAAGAGATATTGAAAAAGCTTGGTTGGGATGTCGCTAGCCGTGAAACCATCGTGCAGATGGGACTTGAAGAGGGCATAAAAGCAACACGTACAACATTCGGCCAGGTCTACTTTGACAAGAATAAGACCACACGCCTTATTGAGTGCTTGAAGCGTTACCGTCGCGCTATTAACCAGACAACAAGGGAAGCAGGATCACCGCTGCATGATGAGTTTTCACATGGGGCCGACAACTTCCGGTACATCTGCATCAATGCGGAGAAGATGACCAACGACACCGTAGACCATAAGCCATTGCCCCTTCCCCGGCTCGGCTGCGTATAGGAGATCTCATGGACGTTTCAAAGCTCAACAAGGACGACATCGCCACCAAGTGTATCGGCTACCTACGGGACTACAGCGCGGACATGTCCGAACTCCAAACGGCGCGAGAGCGTGCGCTTAAGTCCTACATGTCACAGCCATACGGCAACGAGGTAGAGGGCCGGTCCCAGGTGGTCATGTCGGACGTGTTCAACACGGTCGAATCATTGATGCCGTCGCTGATGCGGATCTTCGCCGGTTCCGCCGATGTTGTGCAGGTTGAGGGCCAAGGAGAAGGGGACGACCAGAAGGCGCAGCTCATGGGGGAGTTGCTGAACTACCAAAGCCGGAAGTGCTTTAACTCCTTCACAGTGTTCCACGACTGGTTCAAGGACGCGCTCATGTACAAGCTAGGTGTGGTCAAATACTACTGGCAGAAGGAGACCACCTACAAGGCAAAGGAATATAAGGGACTGACCGCCGAAGAGTACGGGGCGCTTGCCGCATCTGAAGGATTTGAGATAGACACGGTGGACGGCGATGACCTCTCTGGCTATGATGTCAAAGGCAAGGTGAAGACCACCACAAGCAAGCCAATGGTTGAGGTTCTGCCCCCCGAAGAGTTCATCTTTGACGTGAGGGCAAAAGACCTTAAAGATTCCTTCTGTGCCCACAAGAAGAAGGTGCACCGTGCAACGCTTAAAAAGTACGGCGTGAAGAGTGCAGATGTTGCCGACACCATCACGGAGATGAGCGGCGAGAACCTGGAGAATGAGCGTTTCCGCGATCTGGGCGGCAAGAACTTCCTCGTAGATGAAGACGATGAGAATTTCGTCTATATCTACGAGTGTTACTACAACGAATATGAAGACGGCGAGCCGGTCCCGGTCAAGGCCGTTGTCATGGGCAACAAGGTCATTGACCTTGAGGAAAACAAGTACGGCAAGCCACCGTTCCGTGAACTCTCCGCGATCCGGTTAACTCACCGTGTCGTGGGCCGGTCGTTTGCCGATTTGGTAGAAGAGATTCAAAAGCTCAAGACCGCGCTGGTGCGTTACATCCTAGATAACATCTACTACCAGAACAACGCGCAGCGGGTGGTCAACCCCTACAAAATCAACATTGATGACTTGTTCACCCAGAACGTACCAGGCGGGACTGTCAGGACGCTGGACATAAACACCCCCGTTGGCGATGCAATCATGAACGTGCCGACGGCTCCCCTTCCTCCGCAGGTTTTCGGCTTTCTCGATTATACGGACGGTTCCATACTGGAAAACCGCACAGGCGTTACCCGTTACAACCAAGGGCTTGACTCCGACAGCCTGAACAAGACCGCGACCGGTATCAGTCAAATCATGTCGGCGTCACAGCAGCGCATTGAGCTGATAGCGCGGCTGTTCGCCGAGACCGGCGTTAAGGGTCTGTACGAAGACCTTGTGCAGATGAATCTTGATTTCTTCGACATGCCAACGGCAATCAAGATCAACGAAGAGTGGCAAACCATCAACCCCGAAGACATCGACGGGCGATACGACATCAACATTGACGTGGGCATTGGCACCGGCACCAAAGAGATGATCGTGCAGCAGCTCATGACCATGTTGCAACTTTATCTTAATGGGCTGATTCAGGTTGGCGTTGTCACTCCTGAGAACGTATCTGAGATGGTTAAGGCCATATGGGAAAACATGGGGTTCAAGAACGCATCCAAGTTCGTGCAGAGCGGCAAGGAAGGTGAAGACCCGAATGCCCCGCCGGCACAACCGCAGGAAGACCCCATGCAACAGATGCAGATGCAAATGCAGATGATGGCGGCTCAGTTGGACATGCAGAAGAAACAAGCTGAGATTCACAAGACGGAGACCGCCGCTATACTCGACCTTGCCAGGGCCGAAGCCGCCGAAGCGGGGCAGCAATTGGCTGAGTATAAAACGTCGCTGGATATGCTGATGCAGATCACAGCGACGGACCAGCAAGCGCAGCAGCCGCAGGAGGGGATGTAATGGATATCACCGGCATATTCAAGCGTAAGCAGCAGTGCATCAAGGAGATAGAACTGTCAGCGGAGGCCAAGACCATCCTTGATTCCCCATTGGTGCAAGACTTCTTTGCCAAAGCCGAAGCCGCCGCTTATGAAAGGTGGAGAGCCACGCCAGACGAGGCGATAGAGGTGCGAGAGCGGCTGTATGCTCTGGATGGGATGCTTCGTAACTTCAAGCAGTATTTCAACGGGTTCATCGCCAACGGGCAGTTCGCGGAGCGGCAGCTTGAGGAAATTATTAAAGGGGAGGAGCAGACTGGCAAAAAACGTTGACAATTGTGGTATGCAATGGTACAGAGAGGGCGTACAAATGAAAGAAATCCGTTGTAGCTGTGGAAGATTGTTAGGCAAAATAGACGGGCAGTACGAAATTAAATGTCCAAAATGCAAGACCATCAGTGAGGGAGATTGCCATGAGCAACAGACCAAAATATAAACAGCTTTATTTGCGAGAAAAGGCGCGGCGGGAATAGATGGACAAACACGCGCCGGAAGCTCTTGCAAACTTTATTAAATTCGAAAAAACACTGGATCAGTTTGCAAAAGATATGGAATATGCGTTTACTGCCGGAAGTTTTTAGGTCAATGGAATGGCGGGAGTAATTCAGAGCCGTTAAGAACTGAGGATCACATCTCTTAAACGAGATGTATCCCCAATGGGCAGCATGGCGCACTGCCTCCCGCCAAAATAAAATAATAATTAGAGTGCCTTTGAGCGCCTTACGGGAAACCGGCAAGGCGCTTTTTTTGTTGTTTAACAGTGATGCCGACTAACGGGCAATGGTGATGCCGACCCACGGGCAAGGAGACATGGATGGAAGAAGAAGAGTACACAGAAGAACAGGAAACCGCGCAGGAAGAGGTCGAAACCACCGAAACCGAAGAGACCGAGGCGGGGGTTGAAGAAACACAAGCCGAGACGGAGCAGGAAGAGACCGAGACGGCCACAAAAAACCCCGTTATCCCCCGCAAGGCATACCAGGCCGAGAAAGAGAAACGGCAAGGGCTGGAAAAGCGGCTACAGGAGATGGAACAACAGCTTGCGGCAACAAAAACCGCCACTGCCACTCCCAAACAGCCGGAAACCATCGAGGAACTGTTCGACGTTAACCCTGATGCCGCGCTTTCTCACATCGACCAGCAGATAAGGGCGGCAAAGGACGCTTACGATGTTGACGCGGAGCAGCGGTTCAAGGACATCAAGGTTGACTTGGTGGCCCGTGGGCTGAGAAGCCAGCATCAGAGACAGAGCCAGGAAACGCTTGCATCGAAGATCAACACCGAGATTTACAAGGCCATTCCTGATTTCGATGCCAAGAAGCCCGCGCTTGTCGCATTAGCCGTAGAGTATGGGTTGACGGTGCAAGAAGCGGCACAGGTGATGGACCCCGCCGTGGTAGGCGATACCGCCGCACGCATGGCGAAGATGTTGAACAAGGTCCATGCCGTTGTGAACGCCGGGAAGACCGCCAAGACCAAAGAAGTAAAGCAGCCGAATCGTACCGAACCAGCAGGAACGGGCGGATTCAGCAACAACAACCAGACCACCAAACAACTCAACAGGGCAAAGGAGAGCGGCAATCTTGACGATTGGGCATCCTTGCTCGGATAAAAGGAGCACAACATGACCGTCGCAGCGGATACTTTCAAGACCTACGAGAGCATCGGGAACAGGGAAGACCTATCTGATGTAATCACCAACATCTCCCCCGTCGATACCATCTTCTACAGCCAGCTTTCCGAAGACGGCGCGAAGTCCACCACCAAAGAGTGGCAGACCGACAGCCTTGCCGCAGCTGGCGAGAACGCACAGCTTGAGGGCGACACCACGGCGAACATCGCCGCAGTCCCCACCGTACGCCTGAACAACACCATGCAGATCCAGAAAAAGCAGCTCAGCGTTTCCGGTACCCAGGAAGCTGTTGCGAAATCCGGTGGCGCTGCCGGTCGTCCTTCCGAGCTTGGCTACCAGACCGCGAAGAAGGCCAAGGAGCTGGCAAAGGACATCGAATACGCGTTCCTGCGCGGCGTTCAGGTGACCGGCAGCGCATCCACCGCCCGCAAGATGAAGGGTGCGCTGAACTGGACCACCACCAACCTCGACAAAGCCGGGGACGCAACACTGGAAGCAGACGGCACCGTGACCGGCGGCACCGCCCGCGACCTGTCCGAAGTCCTGGTGCAGAACGTACGACAAAACATCTTCACCGCTGGCGGCGATCCGAAAGTCGTCCTGTGCGGACCCTTCCAGAAGCGCGGTTTCTCGGCCTTCGCCGGTACCAGCAACTACCGCCGCCCGATCGAGGAGAAAAAGCTGACCAACACCGTGGATGTCTACGTTGACGACTACGGGATGTTGTCCATCAAACCCCACCGCAACATGCCTACCGATGTCGTATTCATCCCCGACATGGCGTACTGGAAGAAGGCGACACTCCGCGCCGTCAAGCGCGAAGAGCTGGCAAAAGCCGGTGACGCCGTACTCTATCACCTCATTGGTGAGCACACCTGCGTTGCCAAAGCTGAGAACGCATCGGGCAGGATTACCAACCTTACCACCGCCTAACATGGGGGCTTCGGCCCCTCTCTCTTTAAAGGAGCCTGTATGAAGACGACCCTT